GAAATTTTGCAATCATTGATTGGTGTTCTTGCTGCAAAAGCTCGGCGCGTTTATTATCCGCATCTGCTTTTAACTGCTGCTGCACCTGACTTAATGAACCGAAAGTGCTGTTAAACGCTTCCATCTGGTCTTCATAAACGCCCATAGCTTGTTGAAATGCCATAGGGTCATGTTCAAAATCAGCATATCTTGGCTTTTGAGGTTGGTACTGTTGGACCGCTTGCCCAATCAGACTTGTAACCTCAGCCATTTTTGTTTCTTGCTGCTCTAGCTTCTTACGGCCTTCTGACAATTCCATTGTCTTTCTGGTGTAATCAGCTTCCCGAAGGTTTCCTCTCATGAGTTCATGCACGGTTGTTTCTGTACCGTCTGGAAGCTTTACCTTGTGCTGCTCATCAGCAAACACAGGCTGTTCCTGGTCTTCAACGTTACCGGCTTCATCATCCGTATCGGAAGTGTCTTCTTCGTTATTCTCGGCATCATCACTTTCAGAGTCTGCTGTGGCCTCTTCGTCTTTGTCGGCTAGCTCTTCGTCAATTGATTGACCAAACTCCATCATTTGATCGTCGGTAATGCCATCTTCGATCTCTTCAAAAGAGGTGTCGAACTCGTTTTCTACCATTTTTTAGTGTCCATCTATGGGAAAGGCGCGTTTCACAACGGGCCGGAAGCGGTGTACCTATAAAGGGCCGCTTTTTTCGTTCAGACCTTCTGCATTTATTACAATGCTTCCTAGTCCATCGCGAAAATTGTCAACTACAGCTATCGTAGCTTGTAGTCGTGTGATTTTTATTTGCTGATCAGGATCAATGCAGGCTAATTTTTCAAGCGCATTTGATCTAATCTCTTGTAAAACCTCAACACATAGAGGCTCTTTTAATAAACGTTCAGCCTCTTGAGCACGGTGAATACGTTCTTCATTTGTTAATTCAGCCAAGCTCACCACCGAATTGGATATTCTGCATGTTTGCATTAGCTTGAACGCCTAGGACCATTTGCTCACGCTTAAGTTCCATCTCTGCCTGCATTTGTGTGCGCTTCAGCTCCATCTCAGCAGCCATTTGCTCACGCTTCAACATAATCTCAGCTTCAAGCTTTTTCTGCGCCAACTGAGCATCGGCCTGCATTTCTGCTTGCTTCATCTGGATATCTTGTTGATGTTTTTGAGCTTCCATCGCGAGTTTTGGGTCTTCTTTCTTTTGACCCGCTTGCTGCATCATCTTTTGAATGTCTTCATCACCAATATCAGGGTAATAATCGTCTGCATTGCGTATCCCCGCCGCTTCAGCTTGATGTACAAGCGTATTGCGTAGCTTTGGTAGCAATTGCAGCGCTTGAGGCATGAAACCAGCCTGTGCGAGCCTGTCGATCATCATGACTTGCTTTTGAAGAACGCTCTCAAGCATAGACATATCTCGATCACGTGAGCCAGTACCCAAACCAACATCAATAGAAACATCCATGCTAGCATTCCAATGGCGCGGGTCCATTGGCACGAACTCATCATTAAGGCGAATAATGTCTTCACGATCCTGATGTTTAACCACAAGACGAAGCAGCATTTTAAATAAGCGCTTTAGACCCATTTCACCCAAGTTACGAGCCATAAGCTCAATCTTAGAGTATGAACTATCTTTACCGGCCTGCACCGCTGTTGCTGTTTGGTTTTGCAATGCGTCTGGATCAAGTGCCATCGTTGAACGTGAAACACCCGTGCGTTTTTCAATGACTTCATCAAATTGAGCCATTGCTGCAAAGCTTTTGTCCGCTGTATATGCAAGAACATGTGGCACGATAGGGGCGCTACCTGGTTTCTTTTGGATTACCCCACCAAACTTAGGATTAGTTAGCTGCTCTGGATTTAAAACAGAACCCTTTTCGACTTCTCTTTGAGGGTTATTATGCCCGTATGTGTTATCCAGTGCTTGACGGACTAGAACAGTTTTAATCTGTTGAACGTCCATAGTCTCGTCTGCAACCGAACGGCCATCAAATCTATGAGGAACACGCATCGTCACCAAATCAGTGAATGGTAAATCATCATCCCACGTTTCCCACTCAAGCAACTCACCGTTTTCGCCGGAGCCTGCCATATAAGCACGAACACGCTCAGCAATCCCATCATCGTCTACGTCAATGTTGATATAGCATTCAAACAGTTCAATTACTTCATTAGCGCGGTTTGCATTGTCTTGATCGTTGCGGGTATAATCGTCTCTCGCTTCGTCTTCTTGTGTATCGTCTTCACCAGTAGGCAATGAATAGACTTTATCTTTGTCAAAACCCATCTTAACCAGATCAGAGCGTGTAACCTCGTCACGTTGCGCGCAAAAACTAACCTCGCCCTCGTCAATTGAGTCTGCTTTTGCATCAATCAAGAAGTTCTCAGGCTGAATAACGTCAAGCTTCAAAGTCCCTGTTTTATTGGTGCGTTTGATCTTGACATCATACAACATGACTTCTTGCGGCGTTCCATCTTCTGCTGCAATCGTCTTAACTGTCTCGTCAGATGTAAGCACTTCAACGTCTTCATCGGACAATAAGTCCGTAAGCTGCATATCAGTTAAGCCAGTATGCGTTGAGGTTTCAAACACCTCTGAAGAATCCCACCAATGCTTGATGATACCGTTTTTAAGCAATAGAGCATCATGGAAGGCATCCCATAGAACTCGGTAACCGTTCCACTCTTTCCAGAATTTATAATTGATGTACTGCGATGCTTGCTCTGAAAATTGTCTGTCGTTTTCGTTCACCGGTTTAAACGTGCCAAGAGCTGAAGAGCTGGCAAACACGCGCATAAGACCTGGCAAGATCCAATTCACTGTATCAGCTACATCGCTTGACATGGTTTTTGAGCGGTTTTTCTGTGAGGGAGTGTCACGCATTTCACCGCGATAATACTCAAGCGCTCTCACACGTGCTTCACTTAGCTCGTTCTCATCATACTTTTCAGCATCTGAAATAGCAGAAGAAACCAGCGATTTTATCTTTAAGTCGTTCATTAAACCACCCAAGCCACTTCAGGCTCTTCATATATTTCGTTGTTGCTTGGCTCTTCATAATCAACACATAGCAAGCCGAAACTATCAGCTCCATGTGAAGACCAATCATGTTCAGGGCCTAAATCAGTACCACGCGCTTCATCTATCTTTGCGTGGTACCAGCCTAAAGCCTTGCGCCCTGCTTCCGTTGTGTCTTTGTTAAACCAGATCATAGGAAAGCGTTTACGAGACGCTTCCACACGCTTCATTGCAGCGCCTTTACCTTGGTTCGGTATTGTCTTTGTCTCAAAACCAGCCTCTTGTATGTGGTCCGAAAACTTAACCGCTGATACAGCATCACGCTTTGCACCATCATGAGGCAAGACACACAAAGCATCTTGATACCCATTGGAACGAAGCCAGTTTAAATAATATCCAAGCGGTTGACCTTGCCCCTCGCAATAATCAAGCACTCTAATTTCACGACCGATATATTGAGCGATCCAGATTGTCATTGAATCCGAAACACCAATATCCCATACTGCTCTAATCTGCATATGCGGGTCACGAGCAACACGACCAATACGGCCTTGCTTTTCAGCTTCCTTTAACTGATCGGCGTAATAAGCACCTTCGATAACGCTGACATAATCACCTTCCCAGATATGGTTATATTGATCTGGATCAGTGCGCATACAGTCTAAGCGTTCTTGCTCCAATTCTTTTGGTAGCCAAGGGTTATCCGAATAATCAGCCTTTACGACAATCGCATCTGTTGGCGTTTCATCTGATCGAAGCAGCTTATCTACTGGGTCTTCTTCCCGTCTAGGGTTCCATGAGAACCAAAGCTCTGAACCTTCAGCTCGAATTGTAGGACGTAATAGCTTTAATGATTGCTTTGAAAGCGTTTGGGCTTCCTCAACCCATGCGCGACCAAAACCCTCAAGTGATTTGATACTTTCCGCTGTGTGGTCTTTCATGCCTTGGAAAATGATTATTCCATCACCAGGCGTTTCAATAACCTCTTTAAATACTTTAAACCCGTCAGCCTCGCCAAGCCCAAACTTAGCAAGCTTATCCTCTAACAGCTTCTTAGCCGATTCCTTCAATGACTTTTGATGCTCACGGATACAAACAGAACGTAAACCGCTATGAAGCATATGGTCTTTAATTAAGTTCTCAGCAAAGAAATGCGACTTGCCAGATCCCCTGCCGCCGTGCGCGCCTTTATATCGTGAAGGCTGCAATAATGGCTGAAATACTCTAGCTGTCTGTATCTTCAGTGTTCGGGTCAATGATTGTGTGCTCTATTTTTGAGACTTGTACGTTAAGATCAGCTTTGATTTCATTCTTATCAACCAACAAGCCATGAAGTTTAGCTTTACCCATTGTTGCGCTTGTCATAGCTGCGCCTTGGCCCTCTGCCTTTGCGACTGTTCTTGCTTCTTCAAGCTCGTCTGTGAGTTTATCAACGGTTACAGCGTGTCTTTCACGATGTTCTTGTTGTAATTCTGCCACCCTTTGCGCCACCTTAGCGTCAGATAGGAGCTTTGATGCGTTTACCCAAATGCTTTCGGGCTTTGTATCTTCACCAACGTCATAAGCGGTTCTATAGGCTTCTGAAGCATTGCTAGTTTCAATGAATGCCGCTGCAAATGCCTCTTGCTTTGGTGTTAGCTTGTCAGTCATCAATTTAGCTCTGAATAATGCTGTTTAACGCTACTTGTGTTGCGCCTATTGCTTTGTTCATGAAGTTACCCTCTTAGCTGCTTACA